ATGCGCGATCACCCCATGCTGCAGCTGGCCAATGCGGCGGCGGAACTCGACCAGCTCTGCCCGCAGGCTCGAATAGTTCGCCTGCCGCACATCCCCGGTCACCAGGTGATAGGGCAGCCCCAGCGAGGCCGATACCGCGAGCAGCGTCCGGTACTGGAATGCTTCATAGCCGCCACCCACGTCAGCGGGGCTCGAGAACTTCACGTCCTCACCGGGCAACAGCACCTGCATCGTGCCGGGCTCGAGGCTGGCGATGGCCGCCCCGTCGAGATCTGCCTCACCTTCGCCCATCATCGGGTCTTCCGGCGCGGTCTTGGTGATGAATCCCGCAAACATCGCCGCGGTTTTCTTGCGGTCCAGTTCGGCGTCGTCGTACTGATCCAGCAGAAACAGCCGCACCATGGCCGGTGCCACATGTGGCAAGCCCCGGATCTGACCCGCATCGATGGGGCGGTAGATGTGCAGCACGTCGACGGCGGACACGCGGACCGTTTCGGGAATCACAGACCCCTGATCGGTGCTGTCACCGGGATGGCGGCGGCGAAAGTGATAGGCCACGCGGCGGCCGATGGCGTCAAATTCAATGCCGCAGCGGATGCGATTGTCGTTGGCCGCCGTCTCGGTCTTGTCGAAGGGCAGCATTTCGGATTGCAGCAGCTGCAATTGCAGCGGCACCAGCATCCCATCCTCAGCCCGGCGCGGCCGCAATCGCACGAAACACTCGCCCGCCACGAACATTTCCCGCGCCACCATCGCCTGCAGGCCGTATAAATCGGTCAGCCCGTCGGCATCGGCCTCATCTGTCCATGCCAGCCAGAGCCGCTGCACCCGATCCCGCAGATCCGGATCCTCGATCAGCGACGAGGGCTTGATCCCATCGCCCACCATGTTCGACGCAAAGGCCTCGCAGGCATTGGCGGCATAGCCATTGGTGACCACCAATTCCCGCGAGCGCGCCAGCAATCGCGGACCGCCCGAGGCGACCAGCGAATTGATGTTTTCAAGCGGCGGGTTCCAGCCCCTGAGCCGCCGTTTAGCCATTGCGCCTTCGAGGCGCGCGGACACAGCAGCGGGACCGCCGGGGCTCCGGCGGCGAAAGCGATCAAACAGCCCCATGGCTCAGAGCCCCTTCGCGGTTGTCACACGCACCTGTCGCACGATCCGCCGCCCCTCGGCCGCCGCGATCTCGCGGTCGAGCGCCTCGATGGCCCGGTCGATTTCCGCCACGCTGCGATAGTCGACCGTCTTGCCGTCGTAGCTGACCCGCGCCACGCCAGAGGACCGCTGTGCAGTGAGAGTCTCGCGGCGGGCGCGAAGTTCTGTGATTGTCGGCATCTGAATTGACCTGACTTGGGAATATGTTTCATTGAGCCAACCGAATCCCGAGTGAGGGCAAAACCATGACCCCAACCGAAATCATGCGCGATCTCGCGCGCGACGACATTTTTCCGAGAACCGCCATGGCCGAAGCAGGCACCCGGCGCGAAGAAATGGCGCCAGTCTTCGTCGATCTCGCAACCCGCCTCGCACATCAGCCTATCCCGGCGATGAAAGACGCTGACTTGATGGCTTTTATTCCGATCTTCCACATGCTGGGCGAATGGCAGGATCCTCGTGCCTATCGCCCGTTGGTTCAGATGCTCCGTCGTCCTACCAAGGTCATCGACCATCTCCTCGGGGACGCTGTCACCGAAACAAGCTTTCGCGTCATCGCTGGAACATTCGACGGCGACCTGCAGCCCGTGTTCGACGCGATCGAGGACAGGAAGGCTGACGAATTCGCGCGTCTGTCCTTGATGAATGCTCTCGTCTTGATAGCGCAACTGCACCCCGCTGAACGCCCGGTGATCGAGAATTATTTCCGGACCTTTCGCCAACGCTGCCCCAAGGCATCGACCGATGTTCTAACTGGCTGGATGGACGGCGTTGCCGATCTTGGGCTTGAAGACATGTCGGAGGCTGTGCGCGAGGTTTTCGACCAGGGCCTGATCCCGAAAGAGTATTGCGACTTCGGGCATTTCCTCGAGGATCTGGAGGCCTCCCTCAACGAAGGTGTTTCCCCCGCAAACCGTCGTTACCAGAAAGCCCTGATCACCAGTGCCATCGATGAGTTGTCGAAATGGCACTGTTATACCGATGAGTTTCTCATCCAGCAGAAGACCCGCAAAGTTGACAACGCCTTACGCGTGGCCCCTTGGACAGAGGCCCTCACAAAGACACCTGACAAACTTGGCCGCAACGATCCCTGTCCCTGCGGCAGCGGCAAGAAGTTCAAGAAATGCTGCCTGCACTGAACCGGCCCGGCCAACATGACCCTGCGTTTCCAGCCCCTTCACCTCATGTAACTTGAGCGCACGGTTCGCCGCTGTGGTCCCGCGCGCCGAGAAGCGGGCGTGGTGTTTCCCGCCCCGTCCTCAGCCATGTCCTGCGCCGTGATCCCGACCTGTGCTTCCAGATCAGTCCACCGCGCATCGGACCAACGGTCTGCGCCCAATATCCAAGCGGCTGCTCGGGCATAGACCCGACAATCCAGAGCTTCATTGCGTTCGCGCAGCTTCTGCCATTCCAGCCGGGCGAAGCCACGCCGGGTACGCACCGTGATCAGTTGTTCGGCCGTGAATTGTTTCAGCCACTCGCCGTCCGCCCAGTTTGGCAGATGGATGGTTCCGGGCGGGCAAAGGTGCCCATTCGCGATTTCCGCCCGCGTCGGCCGGTCCTGCCGAAGGAAGCGATAGGTCTCGGTCTTGAAGGTCGAGGTGGCCACCGTCCAAAGCCGCGCGCCGCGCCGCAGCCTCCTGCCCGCGATGGTCGCATCGACATAGGTCGGGCCGGTGACCGGGCTTGAACGGTTGAACCCTTCGACGCCTTTCACCGGCGCCACCTGCGCGAAACCGACCTGCCGCGACCAGGCATAGACAGCACTGGTTTCATAGCCGGTATCGATCGCCAGCCGCGCCAATGTCATTGGCTGACCGGAAGCATGCTCCCAGGTCTGACCGAGGAAATTGGTCAACTGCTGCCAGCACGCCGGATCGCCAGGCCCGCCCTCCAGGACCAGATGATCGATGAGCCAGCTCTCCAAACCCCTGCCCCAGGCCCAGACATCAACCTCGATCCGGTCCTTCTGCACATCGGCCCCGGCGGTCAGAAACAATCCGCCCGCTGGAACGGTGCCAGCAGTCCATGTCTCGCGCTGATCCGCCAAGCGCTTCCAGTCCGGCGCCTCGCCGCTTTCAACCCATGTCTCGCCGAGGATCGTGTTACGAAACGCCTTGATCGCCTCGTCCGAGCCTTGCGCCGCGTCCCAGGCCCGCACGATCCGCTCCCAACTGAGCCAGCCAATCGGCGAGTAAAGCGCCGAGAGGTGGTAGCCGACGGTATTGGGATCGGCCGCCGTGGCTGTCGCGCGCCATTCACCCGCTTCCAGCATTGCCGTCTTGTGGTGTTCGGCGATGGGTGTCTCACAGCCCTCACAATGATATTCCGCCGTCTCGGGGTGGCCTTTCTGCCAGCGCAGCCGTTCGAACTTCAGCCATTGTTGCTGGCCACAATGCGGACATGGCACGAAGAACCGCCGCTGATCACTGGCCTCGAACTCCCGCTCGATGCGCGACAGCCCCCGGATCGTCGGCGTCGAGACCAGGAAGACCTTGCGCCGATGCGCGAAGGTCAGTGACCGGGCTTCGGCCAGCGTGACCGGGTCGCCCTCCTCGTCGGCCGAGGCCGGATAGGCATCGACCTCGTCGAGGAAGATGTAGCGTGCTGGTGTCGAACGCAGCCCGACCGCCGAGTTCGCGCCGGTCATGATCAGGATGCCGCCCGCGAATTCCTTCGACAGCATCGTGTTCCCGGCGTCGCGAGATCGCGCCGGTTTGACCCGCTCGCGCAGTTCCGGGCTCTCATCAATCAGCGGATCGATCCGCTGGCGCGAGTTGCGTTTTGCCAGTTCCACCGTCGGCTGGACCGCCAGCATCGGGCCCGGCGCCTGGTGGATGGCAAAGCCGATCCAGTTGTTCCCAGCCTCGGTCGCACCGACCTGCGCCGCCTTCATGAACACGATCCGCTGGGTCGGATCGCCCGGGCTCAGCCGATCCATGATCTCGCCCATATAGGGCGTGCGCGCCGTGCGATACCGGCCCGGTTCGGCCGAGGCGCGGCCCGAGAGCATCCGGTGCCGGTCCGCCCATTCAGACACGGTCAGGTCCGGATCCGGCGAGAGGCCCGCGCCCCAGGCGCGCTGGATTTCTGCTGCACCGTCGAACTCAAAGGCATCGTCACCGGAGATCGGGTTTGACCTCGGCAAGATCGTCGAGCTGGGCACGGACATGTTTTTCCAGAACCTTTTGCATGGCTGCAGGCTCAACGCCCAGATCGGCAGCCATCAGCGCAGCCGCACGCGCAGGCCAGTTGACCCAGACGTCGCGCTCCTGCCGCGCCAGCCGAAAGACCAAGGACAGCGCACGCGCCCGGTCGATCAGCTCGCCTTTCAGCTTTTGCAGCCGGAGGCGGCGTTCCTGCGCCTTCAGCACTTCGTTGGCCGTCTTGGCCTGCAGGAAGGTGGTGCCGCTACCGACCGCCGGTGCTGCCAGACCCTGTTCGCGCAGGGTTTCGCCCACAGCGGAGACCGCCGCCTCCGGGACGGGCTTTAGTTTCTGTTGTGGCGCTTTGCGGGTCTTGGACGGATCGGTCGCTTCAGCCCGCAGGGCATCGCTGGCGACCGCGTCGATGCTGCCATCGCCGTGCAAAACCAGCCGTCCGGTCGCCTTGGCCTTCTGGATCGCGCCGCGTGAAAGGCCAACGCGGGCGGCGTATTGGCGCTCGCTCAGACCCTCCATTGCGCGCTCCGATTATCATTCAAAATCATGTGCTTATGTAGTTGATAAGCTTCCGCGCCAGAGCGAACATGGTCTCAAGAAAACGATGCAACTCACCGCCGCGCTCAAGCAGCGCAGCGGTAGCGCAAAACCAAGGAGCCGCCACGATGACCCGCCTGAATCCCCAGACAACGCCCCGCCACCAACTGCGCGCCGAGAAAGCTGCGCGGAACCGGGAAGCAGCGCTCAACGCCTTCATGGGCAAGAAAGCCGAAATCGACGAGATGCTCGCCCGCTTGGCAAGCCTGAGCGACGACCACTTCAACGCCCACCCCGACGAAGTGAACTGGGGCCATGTCGGCGCCCTTGAGCATTACGCCAGCCTGCTGAAGCGCATCACCAACAACGCCTTCAGCGAAGGCGAGCACGCGGAGTGAACGCCATGGAAACCAGCACCATCCGATTGCCGATCCGCAAGCTGCCCGACCACTTGGACAGAAGCCGCATCACCACAATCCTCGACGAGATCGAAGGCGCCCTGCTGGACGACGGCGGCGTTTATGTCCGCGCCCATGCCGACAGCATGACGATCACCATCGAGGTTCCGACCGATCAACTGATTGATGCGGCCGCCTGCCTGAAAGACCTCGGGCTGATCTGACCTCGGGCCCCCGCCCGAACTCCGACCGCGCGCCCTGCGCGGCTTGGGGTCGTAGAAGACCGCGACGGTCGCGGTCCGAACACGGAGACGACCCCATGACCAAGCTATCCGACACCCAGACGATCATCCTGTCCCGCGCGGCCCAGAACGAGGACCGCGTTGCCCTGCCGCTGCCCGACAGCCTGCGCGGCGGTGCCGCTGCCAAGGTGGTCGGCGCGATGCTCGCCAAAGGCCTTCTCGAAGAAGTCGATGCCGACATCCGCAACGGCGAACCGGTCTGGCGCGAGACCGGCGACGGCCACGGTGTCACGCTGGTCGCCACCAACGCAGGCCTCGCCGCCATCGGCATCGAACCCGAGGACGCGAACCCCGCGCCTGCGGGCGCGCTGATCGAGGAGCCCACGCCGGACACCCCCACCGAAACAGAGGCCGCGCCCAAGGCACGGACACCGCGCGAGGGCACCAAGCAGGCAACGCTGATCGCCATGCTGCGCGCGCCGGACGGCGCGACCATCGACGAGATTGTCGCAGCGCTCGAATGGCAATCGCACACGGTGCGCGGCGCGATGGCCGGTGCGCTGAAGAAGAAGCTCGGCCTGACCATCACCTCCGAGGTGGTTGACGGAAGAGGCCGCGTCTACGCTATCCGCGATTGATCACGGAACATCTCGACGCGCATCTGAAATCGCGCTATATTCGCACCGAATTAGATGCGCGCCGGGAGCCCAGCCATGGACATCATCAAAGACATCAGCCCGCTGACCGAGTTCAAACGGAATTCGGCGCGCATGATCGCGCGCATCAAGGAAAGCGGACGGCCGCAGATCCTGACCGTCAATGGCAAGCCTTCGGTCGTCGTCATGGACGCCAGCGCATGGCAGGACATGCAGGACCAGCTCGACCATGCCGAGACCGTCGCGGGCATCCGCAAGGGACTGACGCAAGCCCGGGCCGGTGAAGGCACAGAGGCTGGCCGATTCTTTGACGAACTCGCTCAGACGAAATGACAGCTTCACTGCCGGTGATCATCACGCCGAATGCGGCGGATGATCTGACAGCTTCATGGATCTGGCTGCGCGACCGCAACCCGAGGGCTGCGGACGAATGGCTTGTTGGTATCCGCAATATGATCCTCGACTTTGGCGCCATGCCCGAGGCGCATCCGATTGCGCAGGAATCGAAGGCCTTCGATCTGCCGATCCGGCGCGCGCTCTATGGTCACGGAACCCGCTGGCGGGTCTACTATGCCGTCATCGACGGAGCGGTGCAGGTTCTTCATATCCGGCATGGCCGTCGCAGTGATTGGCAACCCTGATCCGTTCAAACAGCCGCCGAAGGACAAATGAGCGGGCAATGCTCACGAATGAGAAAATGGCGCCCATTTTGAGGTTCTGCGCCAGCGTCGTATGCAGCCCGAAAATCGGGAAGATCAGAATCTGCGTGACGACCGCGACGCCGTAGCCGACGATCACGTTGACGACGGACTCCACCAGCGACATGAGGCGTGACTGCTTCATCCCGCCACCTCATCCGTCGGCCAGCAATTCAGCCGCAAGAATTCGCAGCGCATGCGCCGCAACCAAGGGGACCACGCCGTTGCCACAGAGGCGAAGCCGGTCCACCCGGTGGGCCAGCCCATCAGCGCCTCGACGAACTGCGGGTTCAAGGTTCGGCGCGCTTCGCAGGAATCGATCCCAGCCATCGGCGTCACCAGGACCTTGTGTGGATGCCGCCCGTTTTGCAAGTCGATTTGCCTTGTTCTGAGATAGAGATCGAGTGCGTGCTTGTGTCAGGCCTGATAGTGCGGCCTTTCACACGCCGCTGGCCGGTATGGTGATCCGCGGGCCGGGTCCAAATCTGGCGGGCGAGCGAGTGGCTCTGTGTCCTGGACTGGTTTTCCTGACCCTGATCTGTTCGATCATTTTCCCATGAAGTTCGGCACCTCTCCTTACATCCCCAGCGTACCGGTTTCAGATGATTGTCGTCGCGGTATTACGCCGCCATCAACTGCCCCGGATCTCGATAATCCTCGTTGCGCGTCAGCATCGCCCAGATGCCACGCGCCATCTTGTTCGCCAAAGCGACGGCCACGAGCATTCGCGGTTTCGTCGCCAGCATGCGCGCCAGCCACGTCCCCGGGCGGGCTCCTTTCTGGCTTGTCCATCGCACCACAGCCATCGCGCCGATGATCAGCAATCGCCGTATGTCCTGCTGTCCCATCTTCGACGTTCGGCCCAGCCGCTGCTTGCCCCCTGTCGAGTTCTGCCGGGGCACGAGACCCAGCCAGGCCGCGAAGTTGCGGCCGCAGCCGAAGGTTTCCATTGGCGGCGCAAAGGTTTCAATGGCCAGAGCGCCAATCGGACCGATGCCCGGCATGGTCTGCAATCTGCGGGTCGTATCCGCCGTGCGGGCCAATTCGCCCATCCGCTTCGTCAACGCATTTATCCGGGTGGTCTGTTCGGAGATTTGCGAGAGGAGATCACAGCAGGTCTCGCGCGCCAGCGATGGAATATCAGTATTTTTATCATCGAGAATTTTCGCGATGCGCGGAAGATTGTGGATCCCCTGTGGCGCCACATACCCGAATTCGTAGAGGTGCGAACGCAGGGCGTTCACCAGCTCGGTCCGCTGCTTCAGGAGCTGCTCGCGGGTCCGGAACACGACTGCCCGGGCCTGCTGTTCTGCGCTCTTGACCTCGACGAAGCGCATCGTCGGACGGGTTGCCGCCTCGACGATCGCCTCGGCGTCTGCCGCGTCGTTTTTCTGTCGCTTGATGAACGGTTTCACGTAACGCGCCGAGATCAGCCGCGCGTCATGGCCCAAGCGCCCCAGCTCGCGTGCCCAGAAATGCGCCCCGCCGCAGGCCTCCATGACAACGGAGCAACGTGGCTGCTCGGACATGAAACGGTGAAACTGTGGTCGGCTGAGCTTCTTGCGGAACAGAACGGTCCCGTCCGCCGATGACCCGTGCAGCTGAAAGCTGTGCTTTGCAAGATCGACCCCGACGATGATACCTTTTTCCATGGATGCCTCCTTTTCCTCTCGTGGAACCAAGCACCACGAATGTGGCACATGGCGTTGCCGCCGAGGAAGGGCGGCATCCACCCCATCTGGCGGCCAAGCAGGCCGTTGACCGGCGTGTTCGCCAATGTCGTCGCCCCGTCCTTGTGATCCCGCGCCGTCGGCGTCATCCACATGCGGCTGGCGTTTGTCAGATCCGCTGTCTTGCGATTGCCCGCGCTCGGCTTGCACCCGTCGTTGGCCATCGGCGTCGGCCAGTCCCGCGCCATGCCGTCCAGACCCTTCTGGTGTTTCCGATCTCCGCCCCGGCTGCGAAAGCTGTCGGACTGCGGCGTCGGCCACATCGCGGCCGTCGTCGCGAGGTTCATCCCGTGCTTGCCCGCTTCCTGCGAGGGCGTCGGCTTCGTCTGCCGGTTCTCGTTGGCGCTGGCTCTCGGCGTCGGCCAGAGGCGCAGCATCTCCGTCCGGTTTCCGCCACTCGAACGAGTCCCAGAGCAGGCGCGTGGGGTCGGCCAGCTCGTCTCCCTCGCGAATGGCGAGGATGAACAGCCGTTCGCGCTTGTGGGGCGCGCCGACTTCCGCCGCCGTGAAGAGGCCCGCCGCAAGGCGGTAACCCATGCCGACCAGTCCGCTGGCGACTTCGGGGAAACCGAGGCGGAGATGATGGGCGACATTCTCGAGGAACACGAAGGGCGGTTCGACTTCGCCGATGATGCGGGCGACATGCGGCCAAAGGTGGCGCGGGTCGTCCGCGCCCCGGCGCTTGCCCGCGACGGAGAACGGCTGGCACGGATATCCCGCAGTGACGATGTCCACCGCGCCGCGCCACGGGCGGCCGTCGAAGGTGGCAACATCGTCCCAGACAGGCGCGCGATCCAAGGCCGCGTCTTCCATCCGCGCCACGAGAGTGGCTGCGGCGTAGGTTTCCCGTTCGATATGGCCCACAGTTCGATATCCGGGCATGGCGATGGTGAGCCCGAGGTCGAGCCCGCCTGCGCCGGAGCAGAGGGACAGTCCGAAGAGGCATGCGTCTGCGGTTCCGGAAACGCGTCCGGAGGAAGGTAAAGCCAGGTCATGCATACCTCAATCGTCTTTGGTCTTGATTTCGTTGAAGGATTCGCCTGATCCGGAAAGAACAGCGTCCTTGCCGGTGAACTGCTGCCACCGCTCCACGGCGACATCGACATAACCCGGATTGAGTTCGATCCCGTAGCAGACCCGGCCCGTCGTCTCGGCCGCGATCAGCGTGGTGCCGGATCCCATGAAGGGTTCATAGACCGCCTGCCCCGGGTTGGAATTGTTCAGGATTGGCCGGCGCATGCATTCGACCGGCTTCTGTGTCCCGTGCACGGTTTCAGCATCCTGATCCTTGCCCGAGATCTGCCACAGCGTTGTCTGCTTGCGGTCGCCCGCCCAGTGGCCCTTGCCGGTCTTTTTCACGGCGTAGAGGCACGGCTCGTGCTGCCAATGATAATCACCGCGGCTCAGCACCAGCCGGTCCTTGGCCCAGATGATCTGCGACCGGATATTGAAGCCGGAAGCCTCAAGGCTGTCGGCGACCGTGGTCGCATGCAGCGCGCCGTGCCAGACATAAGCGACGTCGCCGGGGAACAACGCCCAGGCCTCACGCCAGTCAGCACGGTCGTCATTCAGCACCTTGCCGGTGCGCCTGGTTGCGGCGGCCCCTGCCCTGTTGCGCCAGCCGGGATCGTATTCGACGCCATAGGGCGGATCGGTCACCATCAGGAGCGGCTGCACATCACCCAGTAGACGCTCGACATCGGTGGCAACGGTCGCGTCACCGCAGAGCAGCCGATGCTTGCCCAGCAGCCAGAGATCGCCGGGACGGCTGATCGGGATCTCGGGTGCTTCGGGGATATCGTCCTCGCCCTCTCGGGACGCAGTCTCAGGATCAACCTCTCCGGCCAACAGCACCTCGAGTTCAGCGTCGTCGAATCCGATGAGCGACAGATCGAAATCCTCGGCCAGCAGGTCGTTCAGTTCGGCCGACAGCAGCGCCTCGTCCCAGGTCCCGAGTTCTGTCAGCTTGTTATCCGCGATCCGGTAGGCCCGGCGCTGCGCCTCGGTCAGGTGGTCCAGCACGATCACTGGCGCTTCCGTAAGCCCGAGCTGCGTCGCCGCCAGCACCCGGCCATGGCCCGCGATCAACTCGCCGTCGTCACCGACCAGGCAAGGCACAGTCCAGCCGAACTCGGCCATGCTGGCGGCGATCTTCGCAACCTGATCCGCGCCGTGCATCTTGGCGTTGTTCGCGTAGGGCTGAAGCTTGGCCAGCGGCCAGGTCTTGATCGCGTCCGGGGTAAAGCTCAGCGTCATTATGATCGGTTCGCCTCATTGGGTGGATCCCCTGGATTCCGGACACCGGCAGCCAGCCTGGACTCCGCAAAGAATCCAGCGGCCACCGGACGCATCCGGATTCAAAGGTTTGTTTTTATTGTGGTTTTCAGCAGATTTCGGGTGGATTCCCGCCGGGGTGGCTTCCCAAAATACTGGCCCTGTCGCTGGCGATATTGCGCGCTGCGCCCCCCCGTATAGGTTTACGGCCAGGAAGGACCCGTAAAGTCAGTGGGTTAGCCGCCTGGACCCTTCGATGGACGCCGGAAGCCAGTGGGGCATCCAGCAACGAAAACGGGGAGAGCCGTTTTCCAACGCACTCTCCCCATTATGCCCTACGGATAGCACGGAAATGTTGCACTTGTCGAACAAAAAAGTGTTGCAACACGTTGGAGTCGCTAGGCATTCAGCCGCGAGGCGATCTTGGTGAGCGCCAGCTGCCACCTCCGCCACGCAGTTGTACGATCGCACCCCAACTCGCCGCTGATCTGCTTCCAAGGCACACGCGCAGCCCGGGACCAGATCAGCTTGCGTTCCTGCTCCTCAATCCAGAGCACCCAGTCGAAGGTCTGCTCGAGCCGGGAGATCGACGCCGCCGAAGGCCAGACGCGCATGGGTTGCGGTTCCATCGCTGCGATTTCGCGGCTGGTCCGCACGATGTCCGGCCATGCGTTGAAATACCCACGGGCCTTCACCGGCGGTAGCTTCCGGAGGGTGCGGAACGCTTCTTCGAAATGATCGGCGACATCGTCAGCAGTCCAGATGCGATCAGCCATGGCGCACCTCCCCTGCTGGGCGCGGCCCGTACAGTTTCTTACCCAGTTGTTCGACCAGCTCCCGTTCGGGCCAGGTCAGGCGGTGATCGTGGATGCTGACGGCCAGCACGCCCTGCTCACGCCAGCCCTCCCGTTTGACCCGCTCGGGGTCACGGCGCTGACCGCCATAGCCTTTGGGGGTGAACCTCATGCTGTACCTCCCCGGGTCTCGATGGCCCAGTGAAGGATGGCGATGGCGTCAGCCTCATTGTCGTCGGACGGGTTGAACCCTCGGGCGCGCGCTGCGTCGATCATCGCCTGCTTGGGAGCGTTGCCCTTGCCGGTCGCGTGGCGCTTAATGGTCCCGACCGGCACGCCCTCATATGGAATGCCCCTGAGTTCGGCCCAGCTGGTCAGCGACGCGATCAGGCCCCCATAGACATGAGCCGCGTCGGTGCCTGCATGGCGACGGACTTCCTCGAACCAGATCGCCGCGCAAGGTCCCGATAGCCGATCCAATTCGGTCAGCCAGTTGGTGAAGCGCAGATAGCGCATGCCACCGCCATCGTAGCGTCCAGGTTTGAACGACGCCGTACCGGTGGTGATCAGCCCGTCGAAGGTCCGGAGCGCCCAGCCCGTCGTGGTTCCAAGATCGAGCGCCAAAATGCAGCGCGGGTTTTGTGATTGGGTCATGACGACCTCCTCTTCGGTTTGCCGGGCTCGGCGAGAGGGCTGGCCGGTGAAGGCTGCGGTCTCGCCAGGCCCCGAAGGGTGGTCTGGTCACGTCAGGCGCAGGGCGATCGGGTCGCACTGCGAATTGTTCTTGGGCTTCAAGGTCCCCCCGTGAAGGATTCGGACCGCTAACCCATTGCCCAGTCTCTATAATATATAATTATTCAATTATTATATAGTTATAGAGGGTGTCTCTCTATTTCTAATCGCGCGCGCATACACGCGAGGGGTATAGGCATCCTCTTGAAAGATTGAAGAATGTGAAAGAACAAGTTTTCGGACTATCTTTCATATGGTTAGGCATCATTACAGTTCCTTCTGACTGACTTTGCGCCCTGAAGCATCTCGCCAGGGGCCCATCCAGCGGGCCATCCGGTAGACCATGGCCTGCCTCGTCGATGATCCCCGCATGCCCGTCGTGACGTCTCCGGTTTCAATCAGGGTGAGCAGGATCTCATCGCGGTCGCGGGATTTCAGCCACTGGGAGGCACGCGTGATTTCCGACTTGGTGATCCCGTTCGCTCCTGCGGCGCGGATGACCTCCTTGAGCCGTTTCAAGTGGGCCTCGGTCTCCGTGTCGGCCACATGTCGCTCGACGGCTTCCATGGTCTGCCGCGCATAATGGCGCACGAAGTCGATAGCCCAGTCCGCCGCCGAGAGGTCGATCTCGGAATTTGCCGGGTCGCGCCCGACCGCGACGATCAGCGCCAGCTTCAACGCGTTCTCTCCGATGCGGGCCAGGATTGCGGTGAAGGCCGTCCCAGCTGCCGCCCGCAACTCCTCCGTCAATTCGGCACTCAGTGCCTTAAAACGCGCCCTCGCTTCATCGGTCATGGGCACGATGGTCGGATTTACTGTCGTGTTCTGATCGGCCGTCTTGCCCGCAAGATTGCCCTTCTGGTGCCCACCCCCAGCGGCCACGCCCTGCAATCCGTGGATGAGTGCTGGCGGTGCCTGGCGGATCCCAACGGCGATGTTCTCGTCCGGGTAATCCTCGTCGCTCGGCAGAATCAGAAAACGCGCAAGCGATCCGTCGACCACATTTGCCCCCTGCAGCGCGCCCCAAAAGTGCAAGGGCGTCGTGGTGCCATAGACGCAAAGACAGGGCTGGACGATATCCCGCCGCTCGTTCGACCCATCACGGTTCGCATATTCCGCGCCGAGGAAGATCCCCCCCGCTGCGGTGTAGAGCTCGGTCATGTTGTCGAGGATTTCGGTAATATGGCGCGGACTGCGTCGTCGATCGGCTGCCGCCGCCAAGAACATGCCGAATTCATCGATCTGGAACAGGATCGCGGGCTGGCGGTGCAGCGCGGTCAGAAGCCCCGCCCCGGAGGCGATCTTGTTGCCGCCGAGATGATGCGCCAGCCCCGCCTCGAAGAAGACCTCGTTGATGATCTCGCGGGCGTGGTTTTTTCCCGATCCGCTGTCGGCGATGCCGACGACATACAGGTTCGAACGCAGGTTGCTTTCGGTCCGATACTGCCGCCCCATAAGCGCGCCGATCGCACAGAGGCTCGCTCCGAGTGACAAAAGCGGCTGCGGACGCCGGGCCGTCGACAACATGTATTCCGTCAGATCACCCACCAGCCCGTCCGGCATCTCCAGCGTGAACGAACGGCTGACCGGGGTGTCGACGCCTTCTTCAGAACGACCGTCCAGCCTCGATAACAGCCCCGCAGCTGGATGCTTGCCATCGCAGACCAAAGACCCGTCAAGGCGCAGCGATGAATCAGGCTGCCAGCCGCGCTCCATGGCGAGGTGATAGATCGTGCCAGCCCCGATGCGATCCGGCTTGAAGCTCGCCCACGCCTTGGCTGTGGTCGCGGGGACGTCCTTCGCAGCCTGCGCTGACCAATCCGCGAACAGATCTTGACCGGCTTCACCGAGCGCGCCCTTGAGCGCCATACCAATCCGCATCCAGCTGTCATAGTCGAGTTCCGCGTTGGGCAGCCATTCCAGCGCGGCCCGGATGGCAGGCAATGTACCGACCTGGCTATGGCTGCGCAGGTGTTCCGCCCCAAGCGACATGGCTGCAAGCCCACGCTGCCGCAGGGTTTCCGGCAGCAGCGCATAGGCCTCGTCCAGAAACGCCGCCGCAGCCTCCGCAGTAATTTCCGGCAGATCTGTGATGTCGAGATCAGCCAGCCCTTCCTCGGGCCAGACATAGGGGGCACACGTGTCCGGATGATCGGCATAGGCCAGGAACTGCTGGCCGAGACAGAGCACTTCCAGCGGGTGGCGCTTGATGCCGCGAAACGGTTCGGCCGTGCGATAGATCAGCATGCGTTTCGGGGCGCGCCCAATGCGCAAGGCAGGCGTGTCGCCCAGCATGTCCCGGGCCAGTCGCTCGATCCGGAGCGCCAATTCAGCATCCTCGACGATATCGATGTCGACCGCCGCAACCGCGCCGCCAACGATCCCCACGCCGCACTCCGGCCAGGCCGACCATGTCGTCACCTCCACCTCGGTCGTGGGGCGCTCTGCATGCCGATTCCATTCTCGATAATCGGTCCAGGCCCCGCGCTGAAAACGCCCCGGCTTCTTGGTGCCCGGGCCAATCGGCAGAATGGCATAGCCGTTGGTGACCAACCGCGCGCCAAACCGAGCCATGTAAGATGTGTCTGCCATCAGAACGGTACCTCCGGAGTCATCCCGTCGAGCCGCGTGCGGTCCCTGGCCGCAAGCGCGCGCAGGTGGTCGCAATATCCGGTGACAACCGCATCCAGAAAGCGGTCCCATTCGGTCTCGGTCAGGGTGACGAGGTCGGTTTTGCCGATGCTCTCGAGGTATTCACCGCCCTGTTGGCCACCGACGGTCATGGCCTCGCTCTCGTTCGGAGTGGGGTCGATCATGCCCTTCCTCCCATGGCAGAGGTCCTGACAGGTCCGAGAGCAGAGGTGCTTGCGGCTTGCGTCCCGCCGCTGGTCCGAGATGCGGAAACCTGCGTTGAACCAGCCAAAGCCGCGAGGTTCCCGGTGGCAGACGGCGCAGAGGCCGGGGTGGGTTTGGCGCATGGATCGAACCTGTAGCCCGAGATTTCAAAAAAGCGGCCCGATGGACGGACCGAGATTTCGCTTGGGCGCGTGAGACGGCTCGCCTGCGCAATGGCCTCGTTCACGCTGAGCGGAACAGGCAGACCGGGTGCACGCTTGCGCCACCAGTCCGCGGCCTTCTGGCGCGCGTATCCCTGATGCTCGAAGCAAACCCATTCGCTGTAAGTGGCGAGACCGCAGCTGTAAGTGACCTTGAGCGAGGGTCGCCCGCCGCGTTTGTCGTGACGGCAGTAAGATACGCCGCTCACCTGCAGCCATTGAGGTGCTTTTGACGACAGGACCGGCAGCGTGGCCGCGGTCGGCGCAATCTTCACCTCACGGGCCGGGAATTCATAGCCGCAGTCCGGACATTCGGTCGCCGAGAGCGCCACGATGCTCTCACACATGGGGCAGACCTTTGTGGGTGCCTCTCCCCCGCCATTCTCACCGGGACGCTTTGGACGCACGAGATCAATCGGGCCGTGGCGCCGGACATTGCCCGCAAAATCCAGAACCAGGCAGTTCTCCTTGCCTGGCGCCAGGCGCGTTCCCCGACCGACCATCTGGACATAGAGCCCGGCCGACTGGGTCGGACGCAGCAGCGCAATGAGATCGACGGCTGGGGCGTTGAAGCCGGTAGTCAGCACGCCCATCGACGCCAATGCGCGGATTTCGCCCCGCTTGAACGCGGCAATGATGGCGTCGCGCTCGTCCTTCGGCGTATCGCCGAAGATCGTGCGGCAACTGATGCCCCTGCGCTGGAATTCCTCCGCAACGTGGCGCGCGTGATCCACGCCCGAGCAGAAGGCCAGCCAGGATTTGCGATCCTTGCCGTACTCGATGATCTCGGTGACAGCTGCCCGGGTGGTTGCTTCCTGGTCAACTGCTACCGCCAGATCGCGGGCGATGAAATCACCGGCGCGGGTGCCAACTTTCGACACATCAAGCCGGGTGGCGGGCTGCTTCGAGACGAGTGGGCTGAGATAGCCTTGATCGATCAGGTCGCGGACCGGGGCCTCGTAGGCGATGTCGGTGAAGAGCGCCGATCTGCCTTCATGCAGCATGCCGCTGTCGAGCCGGAACGGCGTGGCCGTAAGTCCGATCACCTTCAGCGCCGGGTTGATCGCACTCAGCGCATCGAGGAAACGCCGATACATGGTGTTCGACCTGCCTGGGATCAGATGGGCCTCGTCGATCAGCACCAGATCGGTATGACCAATCTCGCGGGCCCGGCGGTGGATCGACTGGATGCCGGCAAACAGGACGCGCGCCTGCGCCTCGCGCTTGCCCAGACCCGCCGAATAAATGCCCGCAGGAGCCTCGGGCCAAAGGCCGATCATCTCAGCATGGTTCTGCGCGATCAGCTCACGCACATGGGTCACGATCAGGATGCGCTGATCGGGCCAGGCTTTCAGCACCCCTTCGATGAAGGACGCCATGACAAGGCTCTTGCCCCCAGCGGTTGGAATGACCACCAGCGGATTGCCCTTGTTGTTCTGGAAATAGCCGTAGATCGAAGAGATTGCAGCATTTTGGTATGGGCGCAGGGTCAGCATGGCGCGGCCTCCGTGGTACGGGCGTCATTTGACCAGGAGGAGCCATCAGCCATGCGGTAGGTGACGATATCCTCCCCCGCATCGATGACCTCACCCGGCACGAGATCGGGGATGAAGAGATGTTTGCCGCAGGCGGCACGCTGCTCGGGTGGAGCCAGCATTCGGTCGTGCCGGGCGCAGTGCCATCCGCCGTCAATCGGCGTGGAATGCAGGCAGGACCGACAGGTCACGGCGGCCTCGCCACCATCGTGGCAAGCAGTCCGGTGATCGCAGAAGCGGCATTCAAACCAGGCCGGATCCTCGCTGATCCGCGCGGGCGGATGCTGGGCGAAGATGACCCGGCCCGCCTTGTCCAACAGGCGTTCGGCCATGGCGGGATCGGCTTTAAGGCGCTCGACATGCAGCGCGTCGGTATTCTTGCAGACCGCCACGTACAGCGCCCGCGTTATCCCGGTCAGGTGCATGTAGATCTGCATCTGAGCAGCGTGCTGGGGCTTGGACAGCGCCACGCCTTTCGCGGTCAAATCGGCAAAGCTCTTCGCCGAATGGGTCTTGAATTCGAGAACGTGCCAGGTTTTTGGCGCCTCAAGCAGCCCGAGGGCGACGCCGTCAAGCGAGCCGCCGAAATGGCCGCCGTGGGCTTCGACACGGAACTGGCGACCCGTGTCCGGATCGACCTCCAACACCGTCGCACCCGTGGCGCGCAGGTTGCGGACCATCCGGTCCTCTTCCAGTTGGCCGGTCTCGAACAGACGCAGCAGGCGGCCGGAATGGCGTGGAGGCGTCACCCAGCGGAAATCATACCAGAGCGCGCGTGCGCAGGATTTGCCGATGATCGACGCGCCGAGGTGGTCGCGAAAGCCATCGCCCTGCCGCGCCTCGTAAGACGCATAGATCGCAGTCAGTGTTGGCGTGGCCGGTGCGGGAAGATCAGCCATCACAAACCCTCCCGTTCGCTGCGGGCCTGAGCCTCGGCCAAAATGCCGCTCCACGTCTCCGGGTCATGCCGGTCACGCAGAACGCCGATCAGCGCGTCCTTCAGCTTCTCGCGACGACGGCGGCCGGTTCCTTTCGCCAGCAGTTCTGCCCGTTCGCGGCACAGGTGGCGCAGCGCGGTCCGTGCCCGGTGGAACCAGTCGGGATCGATGGGTTTTTGGCCCCGCTGGCGTGCCAGATCGGCGGTTGCGATCTGCGTGCGGATCTTGGCGATATCGTCGTCGAGTTCGATCAACCGGCGCTGGTCTTCAGGCAAGCCGGAGCTGATCGCGGCCCCGAGAGTGTTCTCGGCGGCCGCGTTGGTCAGATTAGTCATGGAAGAATCCTCAGATGTGTTTGGGCGCTGCCCCGGCAAATGGGAGCGGAGCAGCGCAGGGCATCAGCCCTTCCTGTTCCAGGGAGCGGAGGCCATCTTGGCCGGGGCTGCTGCTGCGTCCCCGCCGGTCTGGGCGTGCTTCGACGCTTGCGGTGCGACCGCACCCTGTTCCGGCGTCATGTAGCGGATCGCATTGCTCTCCCCGTAGCCGTTCTTGGGCGGCCTCACCGTCACCTGGATCGTCACCGGGATAAGATGCAGTTCTTCGCTGTCGCTGACCTGCATCTTGCCCGTCGCGTGGCAAATCGCCGACAGCGTCCGCTGTGCGATCTCGACCGTGGTCGGGTTCGGGTTCACCAGATTCAGCTGGTCGAAGATCTTCCGGCCCTTATGCGGGCCATCCAGAATATCCAGCATCAGCCAGAGGAACTGGCCCATGCCGTTGCGGGTCACGCGCATCTCGCTCTCGACGATCTGGGCGCGGTATTTGCCAGCGGGCAGCAGCTCATAGGCGGTGGTGGGCTCGATGCCCGAGGCATCAAATGCGGCGTCAAAACGTGCCATGGTCGTATCCTTTCAGGTGCGAATTATTCAGGTTGGGGCATGGCTGCGAGGAACTCCGACCACTCGAGCGGCAGGGTGTCCGGCAGGCCGTAACGGTTTTTGGCGAGGAAGGCAGGACGCTCTTCGGTGTGCATGACGCGCGCACCGGACCCGAGCGCACGGGTCACCTTCTTGTTGAACCCGACATCGGATTTGGCGACCGAGATCTGGTAGTTCGCGAAGAGCACCACATCGGAATGCTCCTGCAGCAGCGCCGAGGCGCGGGTCTGCAGCTTGATCACATACCGGTCGTAGGGTTCGTGCTCGGGGCTGTCGAAACGCTTGATGTCGGTATGGGCGATCTGGATGACCACCATGCCCTTCCGATCACGCAGCGCATTCAGCTTGTCGAGATACTCGCGCCAGATGGTCAGAGCCTCGGCGTAGCCCTTGCCAAAGCCCGGGGTTTCGATCGACTGCCAGCCGTTGCGTTTGCAGGCTTCAGCCCAGATCAGCGGCTCGAGCCAGTCGACGCTGTCGACCACGACGGTGCCATACCCGTGATCTTCCTCCAGCAATGCGTCGAGCGCTTCCGCCACCTCAGTATAGCTGGTCGCCAACGGAAAATGCGGGACCTGCAATTTGCCGAGACCATCCTCGGTCATAATGAACACAGGCGCGCCAGCGTCGGCCGCAAATGTGGATTTTCCGACACCGGCAACCCCGTGGATCAGGATGCGCGGCGGCTGGAGCGCGCTCGTGGTGCGCAGAGATGCGAGAGAAATGGCCATTATCGATGTCCTTGGTGTTGCGGAATGGAGGGTTGGAATGCCGACTTGCGGCCAGGGGGATCGGCGGTGACGGCGGCCGTCGCCGGGGGCATGTTGTGATCGCCGACATGCCCCACAGAGCCTGGATTGCGCTGGCGGGTGGAGACGTCGCCGCGCGCCCGCGCCGCATCGTAGGCCAGACCGGCAACCTCCCGCGCCTCGAGCACCTCGGCGGCGATTTTCGCACCCGACAACATGCTCGCGGCACGGTAGATAAGACTGGGCAGGTCCTGTGACGGGGCCGATGCATGGGCGAGCCGGCTCACTGGTCAGCCCCCTGCGGGACGATCTCGACCTTCAGCGTGCCGGGCCGGACGGTGCGTGCGGGCTCGAAACCCTGCCGGATGGCCTCAGGCCAGGCGGCGTATTTGCGCTCCGCCACCTTGTAGGCGAGATCGACATATTCGGCCGGATCTTCCCCGGCATCGCGGATCCGCGCGACCATGTCGGCCAGTCGGGCCTGATCCCAATCCACCCGCTTGGGCAGATCGGCGACCACGGTGAAATCGCCATCGTCGAACCGGACGGTGCCAGTGTCCTTGGCCAGCAGCTGCCGCTCCTCGGTGGCGCGAGTGGCGTAGCGGATGGCCAGTCCGGCATCGAAGCGGGTCTTGGCGGCCTTGTCGCGCTTCAGACGCTCGTCGATCTCACGCTGCAGGATTGCCAGCAACTCGACCGGCAAGGTCGCGATTTCGGCTGCGCTGAGGGATGGCAGATCGTCAGGCGTGGGGGTGTTGTCGGGGAATGGCATGAATTGGTCTCCGTGATCGGTGAAAAAGGATTGGAAGGCGGCCATCACGCGGCCTCCGTTTCGGCGAGCAGCAGCTCGGACAGGGAGGCAGCGGCGGCTTTGGGCTTGGGCCTGGCGACGGCGATGTAGGCGAACTGGTCGGGCCCCACGCGGTCCTGAACGAGATGCACGAGACCAAGTTCAGCGGCCCAGAAAGCGCGGGATCCAAGCCTGCTCAACTCGGCACGTGCGCCGTCCGACAGCCCTGAAAACACAGGGAAGATGTCGAGCACCAGAAAACCGCGATGGTATTCCAGCCGGTCGCCGGGAACGGCCTGCGCCACCCAGGCGCAAAACTCGATCTCGGTGAGCGGTCGGCTGGCGCGAACGGTGATAAAGGGTGTGGTTCCCATGAACATGATCTCCCCCCTCTACGAACTGCGCAGCGACATCGCCCTGGACGGGGTCCTGCCATTCGCAGGTGAGGATGTGACGGGAACAGCTGACAGCCTCCGACCCTCTGCGGGTCCGGCTCGGTCAATTGCAGCACTTACGACTTTCGCCCGCTGCAACTGGCTCTCTTCGAAAGCTTCGATCTCCTCGCGCCGATACAGCACGCGCCCGCCAAGCTTGAGAAACGTCGGCCCCTGGCCAACATGGCGCCAACGCTCAAGCGTCCGATGGGAGATGCCCCAGCGACGGGCCAGCTCCTTCTGATTCAGGCAATGCTTTTGCAGCATCATTGTCTCCTCTTCATCGTTGATGAGGACACAATGCCAATTTGCGGTATGGGATGTCGTGGGGATTGGCGGGGGATGCGGAGGGGGATCACGTGACCCTTGCGTGGCAGCACCTTCGGCAGCCTGGAGGGTGAGCCATCCCCCTCCATCCCCCACTCATCCCCCTCACGATCCCCCACCGCCGGGTGACCGGTGGTGCAAATCAGTCCAGGTTGAGTCGGTATCCGCCGCGGCGATCCGAGCGAATCAGGTGCCGCCAGTTGGCCTGCGATTTGAATACATCGGCCATACGCAGGCTTTTCGAACCAGCCCCGGAGAGAACCGACTTGCCGTTCTGCCACGGCTCGCCCGCCATGGCCGCGCCGTGCAATGCCCGGACGACTTCAGCCTGGATCGGCCCAAGCTTGAAGCGGCTGCCATTGCACCGCACCTCCTGGTAGTCAGCCGAGGCGATGAAGGTGGGCTCCTCAATGGCCGCACCTGCCCCGGAAAACCCGTTGGCGATCTCGAAACAGTCGCGTTCCTCGCGCCTTATCAGAAGATCGCCGATCAGAACCAGCACCGGCTCGGCGTGCTCGCAGAGCGTGGCATAATCAGCCTGGGGAGTGCGGAAGTCACTCAGGTGGACTTCACCACAGCGAAAGAGCTGAAACGCATCCCGGGCGTGCAGATCCAGCAAGCCATCATAGTTAGCTTGCTCCCAAGGCACACGATGACCAACCCCATCCCCGTTGTCCTCGTAGCCGCCGAACTCCACCGGCACACCAAACACCCGCATCGAAAGCCGCAGACTGTCATTCTCGGCAAGGTAGATCAGGTCGGCCTCAGAGATCCGCCAGCGGTCCAGTACCTCGGGGAGGGTAAAATACGCTTTTTCGATCTCCATCCGCCCTCGATTCCCGCCGCTGAATGTTTATACTTTGTTCTAGTTGCTTGACGTTATCGGATCAATCCTATTTTATCCTATTTAGTCCACAGCCCCTTGGGGAAATCATGACCGAGCAACATACCCTTGCCGACCGCCTCCGCGCCCGCGCCGATCAACTTGGCCTCAGCCCGGCGCATGTCGCCGAGATGGCCGGTGTGAACCGCTCCTTCGTCTACGACATCCTGCGCGGGCGATCGACGCGCCCCGGGATCGAAAAGCTCCGCGAGGTCGCGGCAGTCCTGAAGGTGGATCGCGACTGGCTGATTCACGGCATCGGCGACGTGGACGGCACGCCGCCCTTCATCGACAATCCCGATGAAGCCCTTGTGGCGATTGCACATGCCAGCCCGCGCCCCTCAATGGGCGGCGGCGCGGTGGTGCTTGAAGATCGCGACACGCCGGGCCGCGCCTATCACTTCCGCCGGTCCTGGATAAAGGGCAGCCTCAAGGCCAGCCCCTCGCAGCTGCGCATCATGCATGTTGAAGGCGACAGCATGGCCCCTACCCTGCTGGACGGCGATACGGTGCTGGTCGACATGGCGCGCAAGACTCCGAACCCGCCCGGGATTTTCGTACTGAACGACGGGATGGGTTTGGTCGCCAAGCGGCTGGAGCACATCCCGAACAGCGATCCAGCTGCGGTGCGGGTCATCTCCGACAACAGCTTTTACAGCCCCTACGAGCGCACGGTCGAAGAGATCCACGTCATCGGGCGGATCCGCTGGTTCGCACGGGAGATCTGAGATCATCAAATGCGGCCAGGTCGATGATGTCGGCGCTGCGTTAACGCATTCCGGCGACGCAAACCCGATCCTTTACGCGGCACCCCGCACCAGCCCCGCAACCCGTTGTTTTAACTTGAATACCAGCGCCGCCTGAAGCCCAGATAGGGCAACAACCCGAAAGGCGCTCCGATGATTGATGAAATCTCAACCCCGGTTTCGGGGCCCAATCCGCTATGCCCCAACAAGATGTCAGCCCGTGCCCGCCTCGCCGAACTCGGCCGCATTCTAGCCGTCGGCGTCATTCGTCTGACCGCCGAAAATGCCAGGTCTTTATCTGCCGCAGGCGGAGACAGTTTCGTGGACTTCTCGCCCCAAACGAGCGGTGGTTGTCGTGCAAAACGTTTACCACTTGGAGGAATTGATGAAGCATCATAATAGGATAACACCCACCAAACCTGGGCAGGACGGAGCAGTGGATCAAACAGTCCTGGCCCGCCTGGCTGCGCTGAAGGCCATGTCGGTCAGGGATCTGAAAGCCGAATGGGAAAAGCTCATCGGCACCGCCGCGCCGAACAACAGCCGGACCTTTTTGGAAATTCGCATCGCTTATCGCATCCAGGAACTGACCTACGGCGGTCCCGACCGGCAAACCCGGCGCATGCTTGATTTGCTGGCCGATGAAGTTGAGGGGGTCGCGCGGAGGAAAAACCAGATTGCCGACCCGCGCAATCCTGTGGTGGGCACGAGGCTGATCCGGGAATGGGACGGCGTCGAGCATACGGTGATCGTCCTGAAAGACGGGTTCGACTTGCAAGGCCAGAAATACAAATCGCTCTCGGCGGTAGCCCGGGCCATCACCGGAACGCGCTGGAATGGCTATCGCTTCTTCGGCCTCCGTGAACGCAAGCGGGAGCAGGCATGATGGATCGCACGACCCGCCCTGCCCGCCGCCTGCGCTGTGCGATCTACACCCGCAAGTCGAGCGAGGAAGGGCTCGACATGGAGTTCAACAGCCTCGACGCGCAGCGAGAGGCATGCGAGGCCTATATCGCCAGCCAGCGCTCCGAGGGTTGGGTTGCGACCCGCGACCGTTATGACGACGGCGGCTTTTCCGGTGGCAATCTCGAGCGGCCGGGTCTCAAGCAGCTTCTGGCCGACATCGACGACGGGTTGATCGACGTGGTGGTGGTTTACAAGATCGACCGGCTCAGCCGCTCGCTGATGGACTTTTCCAAGCTGGTCGAGATCTTTGACCGCAACGGCGTCACCTTCGTTTCGGTCACGCAGTCGTTCAACACCACGACCTCGATGGGGCGGCTGACGCTGAACATCCTGCTCAGTTTCGCCCAGTTCGAACGCGAGGTCATCGGCGAGCGGATCCGCGACAAGGTGGCGGCATCGCGCAAGCGCGGGATCTGGATGGGCGGCTATGTGCCGCTGGGCTATGATGTTCAGGATCGCAAACTGGTGGTCAACGACGCCGAGGCCGCATCGGTCCGCCGCATCTTCGAGCGGTTCGTCGAACTCGGGTCCGCCACGGTTCTGGCGCGCGAACTCCGCCGCGACGGGTTCCGCAACAAGCAGGGAACGCTGATCGACAAGGGTTACCTCTATCGGCTGCTGAACAACCGGGTTTATCGCGGTGAGGCCGTCCACAAGGGCAAGGCTTATCCCGGCGAGCACGACGTTATCATCGACAACGACCTCTGGGATCGCGCCCACGCCATCATGAAGGAAAGCCCCCGCAAGCGCGCCAACAATAGCCGGTCGCAGACACCTGCGCTATTGAAGGGGCTGATCTTCAGCGACACCGGTGTCGCCATGACCCCCACCAGCACCCGGAAAGGTGCGAAGCTTTACCGTTACTATGTGTCGATGGACACGATTAAAAACCGGGAGACCGGTGCTGAGACCGCCCCGATGCGGCTGGCTGCCGGAATGGTCGAGGACGCGGTCGTGACCGAGGTCCGGCGCATTCTCCAGACGCCGGAGGTCGTGACGCAGGTGATTGCCGCCGTGAAGCAGCAGGATAGTGCAGTTTCGGAGTCGGACGCCATCGCGGCATTGCATGAATTCAACGCCCTCTGGGCGCAGCTGTTCCCGGCCGAGCAGGCACGGATCATCCAGCTTCTCGTCCGTCGTGTCACCGTCACCGCCGCAGGTCTTGAGGTGGACATCCGGCGCGAGGGGATCGCGGGCGTCGTCCGCGAGATGGTTGCGCCGCGCAATCTGGAGGCGGCGGAATGACCAAGCCTGACGATACGATCCGCGTACTGATCCCGCTGAAGATTCGCAAGAAGAACGGTCGGCCAAAAATCATGCCGCCCGCCGATTACCGACCCAGCGAAGACCAGACGCAGGACCCGCATATCCTGCGCGCCATTGGGCGGGCATGGGGCTGGCGGCGGCGTATGGACGCCGGTGAATTCAGCACGATCCAGGAACTCGCCGAAGCCGTTGGTTTGGCCGAGCGCCATGTCAGCCGTCAATTGCGGCTCGCTTATCTCGCCCCGGAGGTGCTGAAGCGGTTGACCTGCGGGCGCGAGCCATCGGCGGTCAGCCTGTATGATCTGGGCTTCCTCGCTGGGGAACCGTGGCAGGAGCAAATGAAACAGGCACTCGAGGAGGCTGCACCCTGAACGTCGCGCTCGGCCCTAACCGGACATTCACAGGCTCGATGACTCTGCGCCGCGGCGTTCCTATAGCGAACGCATGGGGCGCTTCAGTAGCGGTCATCTGGATGACGTAAACTATGCGGACACGGTGCGCGACATAACAAAACCACCCGCTGAGGTTGAGGAAAGCCTTGCTTATTTAGAGCAAGCAGGACAAAGGTTTGTTCGTCAAGCACCGGGATAACGTCTTATGAAGCTCATCAAATTCGAGGCCATTGATGTTAACGGCTACCTGAATTTTGGCTTGGACTTCTTCGAAGACCTGACATTTCTCACGGGAATAAATGGCACCGGAAAAACGTCGGCTTTGAATGCTATGTCGGCGCTTCTAATGCCGAAGCTTGATTACTTAGCGTCCCATAGCTTCGCTTACATATCACTTACGATTGGACATCAGGGTGAGAAGGTAATGCTCAGTGCGGAGCGAGAGAAACATATTACTAAGCTCTCATGCTCACTATACCCAGAAGAACCAATTAGCTTCGAAGCTTTCTCAGAACCCGACACTGAACTGCCGCGGCATAAGCTGTCCGAACTGGAGGAGGAATACTACAAGGAGCTATTGGCCAAGAATGCGAATTCACCAATCTTGAGCTTCATCGAGGACCTTCCAACACCGATGTTTCTTGGGCTCGACCGACGATCTCGCTCCTTCACTCCCGACCGGTACTGGATGTATAGCTCGAATCGCAAGCAAATCAGAAGGAACGTCTTCGGCAACTCCTTGAACGCAAGTCTACGCGAGGCGATGTATTTCGCCAACGACCAACTGAGAAATAACGAACGGCGAAAGTTCTTACTCGACAGAAATTTCAGAGATAAGCTGGTTTTAGAGCTATTAAACTTCCCTCCAGTGAACTTTACAGAACTCCGCCACGACGAAGACATTATCGATGAAGTAAGCTTGAGTGAGGCCAAGAAGAATATCTATAAAATCCCTAAGCTCCTGAGGCTGCCATATAGCGAAATCACCAGTCGGATTGAGGGTTTATTTACCTTTATCGAAGAACAGGTAGCGATCGTCAGAAACAGTCCCCCAGGAAAAGAAGATGAAGATGATGTATGGGAGGCCCCGATATTAGAAGCGAGGTTCGCAATCGCGCAGAATAAAGCCAACATCGAAAAGATCAACACACTATCCCGAATGGTCTCAGAATACACAGCTAAGACCGAAGAGATCGACAAAAGAACAAATGAGTTCGCAGAACTAATAAACTCGTTTATTAAGGACAGCGGGAAAATACTCGTATATACGGACGATTTTGAGCTGGCATTTAGGGTTGGGGAGGAAAGCGCTGAAAGAGATCTAACGACCCTCTCCTCAGGCGAAATTCAGATCATTGTGATCTTTGCACACCTCTACTTTAATCCCGAAACCAACAAGGCAAACGTTTTCATAATTGACGAACCTGAGCTTTCACTTCACGTCCAATGGCAACAGAAATTCGTTGACGCTCTACTGGAGGTGACGGAGAATACTCAATTCATTATGGCGACCCACTCCCCTACGATTATCATGAATCGCATCAAGAACTGCAAAGAAATCTCGCGGCAAATATGACTACTTCGGCTGTATATCCCACAGGAATCGCCCCGGCGCTTGGACATCTCAACTCATCTCAGAATAGCATTGAGATATTTGTCGAAGATGAGACTGGAACGAATATGTGGCGCAACATACTCCGAGCGTTCCTGCCTGTAGGTACTGCGTTCAGCACCCCAATCCAGCTTGGTGGCCGAGATCGAGTGATTGATGAGTGCAAGAGAGATCAGGCCGATGATGGGCGGAAAAAACTATACATTATTGATGCGGATATCGACATATTGCTTGGTCGAAGCAAGCCTAGACTAAAACACCTCTATAGGCTCCGCTCGTACTGCATAGAGAACTACCTCATTCAGGAGAAGGCGCTCATTGACCTTGCTTGCATACTTGATCCTGAAGTGGACGAACTGACGGCCGTTCATAGATTGGACTTTGAGGCATGGATACAGAGCATATCGGGGGAACTTGAAGGCCTTTTCGTGTGCTACGGTACCAGCCTGAATTTAGGCGGTGGCGATAGGACAATACGATATCACGTCGCCAACCTGACCAAACCGCACCCAAACCATTTTCTCATCTGCGAAAGGAAAGCTGGCAGGCGGATATTCGCCCTCTACCGGCGGCTTTGCCGGGATTTCGGGCTGGTTGCTGTCCGTCAAATGAGAGAAAACGTACTGGCCAACGCCGTCCCAAATAACCCAATATCCTACGCATCCGCCAAGCACTATCTCCTTCCGCTTGTCTTCGCGAGGTTGCGAACGCTGTTCGGCCAGGGCATGAGTGACAATCAGATGAAATCTGCTTTATCTCGAACTATTGACTCTTCTATCGATCCCTACTTGGCCAAGCGATTCCGGAGCATTCTCTGACTGATAGTGGCATATTGAGACAATGGATTCAGACTGTTTATTAGTTGGACCCGTCTGGCACTCAAACTTCCGACCGGTTGCGTTCTCGTCCCCTATCTCCCCCATCATGGCTCTACTAATATTTCGCATAAGGAGCTTTTCTATTAGATCTCAAATTGATCAGAGGTAGTTCCGCTTACGCTTGGATTGCTAGTTTGACGTTCGGACGAATAAAATTATCGCAGCGTAGCGAATTTCTACTTTCCCTTGGAAAGTGTCCTCAGTGCCGCGCCACCGCGAAAGTCCGGTTTCCGCCCTTCGTGCCGTTATGTCAGCAAGAAAAAGGCCGCTTTCGTTTTTGCCTTTCGGGCAGCGGCCCGTGAGAAATCGGCCTCCGCAGCAAGCAGGAGCTCAATGAAAACTCGCCTGAAAGGCCGTCGCGGTCAACGAGACATGGGCGTCTAGCGGCGGGTGCAACTCAAACGCTTTTGGCTCACGCGAGAAATTCCAGAGGCGTAAAAGGCACCATTCCGTCCGGCGCTCTTCGGCGACCGCCAGTTCATTTCGAGAAATGTAAAAGGGCGTGCGTTCCCAGCCGTTTGTTGTTTTCACCTCGATCAAACGCTCCCGTCCGTCCGGAGCGAAGCTGGCAATGTCGTACCCCACACCATCGCCATCCTCTTTTGAAACCCACCGCACCTTTCGTGCCAAGTCATCACGACCAGCCACTTTCAATGCGGATCGTTCGTGTGCAACGACGCGCTCTTCTCCTGCCCGGCCGAGGGCCCGGTTGCGTTCATCTCGACCCGCTACGTCGAACTTTCTGGCGACATGCAGCATTTGCTCCAGTTCCTGCGGCGGCGGCTGGTTAGACAGCGTCGGTGGCGGTCCAATCCAGATCTGCGCAGCCTCGCGCAGGACATTTGCTGATCGCGCGCCCGGCATCCGCCCAAGCCAAGCCGGGTTCCATGCCAACCAGCGCGCCACAGCATCGACCAAAGTCATCTGGAAATTGAACGCTGGCTTGTAGCCAGGGATCCAATCTTCGCCGAGCCCCTTCAGCACCGCACTGATATTCTGATGCTTGAACTCGATCGAGCCTTCCGTCCGGTTCCGTAATAGGGGCATCAAACTGCGCCGGTGCTGAGCCTTGTTATAGGGACGGCCCGCCATGTCCTCGGCCAGCATCGCGAAGTAATCCGCGACGATCAGGTCGTTTTCTGCATCTGTCCAGGGCCCATTCGACAT